CAGAAAGTTCTTCTACAGATGCGTTTGCTAAATCAAGAACACGAGAGGCCTGATTTCCATCTTTAGCAACGTTAGCAAATAATGTTGACAGACGAGCAAATTGAAACTTACCAAACATTTGTTCAATTGCTCTGGCTCTTGAAAGTGGATCTAATGCATTAAGAGCATTAGCAAATTCAATTACAGTTGCCTTAAGATTTCCTTTGTTTTTTTCAATAATTGCAGTAGCATTAATTCCAAAACTTTTAAGCATGTCTGATGCTTTTTCAGTTGGATTAATTAATGCTCCAAGGCCTGATTTTAAAGCATTAGCACCTTCTGATGCATTAATACCACCTTCTTTCATTGCTGCAATAAAAAATGTTAAATCTTTTACGTCTCCGCCAAGTTGTTGAACAACGGGAGCAACTTTAGGAATAGCAGTAGTAATGTCATCTAAAGATACAACAGTTTGGTTTTCTACTGCGTTCAAAAAGTTAATTGAATCTGCAAGTTTGTCAGATGACATTCCAAAAGCATTTTGTAATGAAATAGTCGTTTCAAGTGATTTTTGACTATCAATTTGACCCAAAATAGAAAGTCTAGTCGCTTCTGTAGTTTGACGTTGTAGGTCTAATCCTTGAAAACCTGCTGCTGCAGCCTCTGCTGATAATGCTACAGTTTGTGAAACTGCAACGCCATATTTGGTAAATTGTTTTCCAAGTTCAATAATGCTATCTAATGCTGCATCTGTTTCAGCCTTTGGTGTAAATAAATCTCCATAAACTTTTCTAAATTTAATAGTTTGCGCTTCCATTTCCATGAAAGTTTTTGCAGCGGTAGACGCAACTATTGAAAGCGGTATTGTAAAACCAACCATCAATTGACGACCAGCCCATTGTGTATTTTTACCAAAATTTAATAGATTGGTTGTGCCTTGTTTCATCAATTGATTAAATAGTGCTTGTTTCTGTGCTGCTATGGCTGTTTTGACGCCATAATCTTGCATGTTAAGAGCGGTAGGTCTAACGGCAATTGCTTGCATTGCTCCGCTAGCATCACGACCTAATTTTATATATTGTGTCTGTAAGGTTTTAACACGCTCTTCTGCTACTTTGCCAATTGTGTCGAATTCTGTTTTAAATAATCTGCCAAATGTTTTTGTAGACGCACCAGCATATCTGAAATACTCCCGCATTCCAAATTTATTTTTTTCTAAAGAATTAGTGAAAGTTTCTGCACTGGTTCTTACAGTACGAAGTTCTGCAGAAAAAGCGCCAATAGAGTTAATACTATTAACTAAATTTTTCTGCAGAGACCTCTGAGCAAGTGCTGCGGACTCACTAGACCTAGCAATTGAGGTGTGAAACTGAGATATTTGTCTCTGTAAAGACTTTAATTGTGCTAATGCTTGCGACGTATCTATATTTACGCCAATATTAGCATTAACATCAGCCATGAATTACACCTTCTTTAATATATATTTATCCTTGTGCATTAAGAATGTCGGTAACAGATGACAGATTAATGCCAGATGCTGCTTCAACAATCTTGTACACGGTTGGAAGATCTAACAACTCCTCTAATTTTTGAATGTCTTTTGCCAGTTCTGGCTTATACTGCTCCATAGCAATTTGTACACATTCAACAAGAAGAGTCATTGATTTCTCATTATCTTCTGCAACCTTAGCCACCCCTTCAAACTTCTTCATAAATGGACGAAGAAGAGAGATTTTTAAAGGGCGAACTGTAATTTTTGTTCCATCAATGAGAGTAAGTTCTTGAGCCTCATATGTGGTTGTCGCCATTTTTTTCCTCCTATAGGTTATGTTAATTATAGCATAAAACGCTTATTTTTAATTTTTTATTAATTTAGGATCACGCAAATCATCATAGTCAATACCCATGCCAATCCCAAACCCTGCTTTCTGAGCATTAGGACCTTGAAGAGCCAAAATATCATTTCCATCTTTTGTTTTGCCACCACTAAAGACTCTGGCTTTCATGTCTTCCCATTCTTGTTGTCCTTTTTTGTTATTGCTATTTTTATCTAAATCTACCCCCTGAATTGCAGCAAGAAATTTTTTTTCTTCATAGTCAAGTTCTCTTTTGCTTGATATGGTAGCAATAAGTTCTGTAATAGACATAGATTCTTCTAGTTCTTGATAGTCTTTCCAAATGCCCAGCAAAAAAGCCTCAGACTCAAGTTTGGCTAAATCCAAATTTTCCCAAGTAGAACCACTTTCAGTTGCTTGATCTTTTACTGATTGTTCAGATTTTTTATTTATTTTTATACCTGCAGTAATATCTAATATTTTATATATAGTTGGCAGATCTACATTTTCTTCAATATCTTTTATATCTTTTGATATTTTAGGATAAAATTGTTTCATACAAATTCTTACACATTCTACTAAAATCAATATTGCTTCATCATCATTTTTACTAACACGAATTGATTCAAACGCATTCATAAACTCTCTTAAATATTTTATTTTTAATGGTATTAAATCTATGTCAGTACCATCAAACAATTTTATTGTTTCAGTTTTATATATTTCTGTAGCCATTTTAACTATTCTATCATATGCAAAAGACCCATCCCTTTGTAGGGGATGGGTCAAATTAATCTTAAATTAATATTAAGATGCGGTATGGGTACGATCTACGATCTTACCGTATGCACCAGAAACATCTTCTGGAAGCAAGCGGAATGAAACTTCAAACATTGAAGGTTCATCACGTTTTGCAGAAACTGTAACATTTTCAATTGAAAGTGCACGGTATCCTACATAAACACGTTCCACATTGCTTGAATCATCGCAGTCACCAGTTCCTGGTCCTACTGCCAAGATTGCTCGTTCTACTGGACATTCTCCGATATCGCCTGCTGAAAGGTTCAGTCTGCGACCTGCGGAAGTTGATTTTGTGCCAGAAAGTTCATCACTTTTCATTGCAAGAGCAACAAGAAGATTCTCAAGTGTTGCTTCAGCAAATGCTGTTGCAACGTTTACCTGCATACCTTGTTTGTACAATTTTGCAACGTCAAGTACTTGATCAACTGCAACCTCACCGAAGTCAGGTTGAAATTGCATTTCAAGACCATTCATTGTGTATCCAACATTATCAAAATCAGGGTCTGCTGACAAGGTTGACTTGTAAGACTCTGTTGAGACAAAAGGATAGTCTGAAAATACATCACCATCTAAAGTCGTGTCGCAAATAAAAAACGCTGCGGCTCCAACTATAATATTAGTTGACGTACCACGGGTATATGCTGGCATTTATTTTCACCTCTTTTTCCTTTTATTGATAAATAGGCGTGTTTCCTCATTTGCAATTATAGCATCGTTTTTAAGTATATGGATATTGTGCTGATTCTCCAGAAGTATGATAATCATATTCAATAATGATTTTATTTAAGAAAAGGGTCCTAGCAGAGGCCAATTCAGCCACATCTCTGCTTTCATCTACTTGATATACCCTAATATTGTGAAAATACACTCTGGCTGGATTATCTTCAGTTGCATTTTCAGCACTGTAATTATTTACATCTTCGGCTGCCGCATCTTCTCTATCTAAAGAGGCGCTTATTATTCTTACGGCATCAATTAATTTACCCACATCAGAAGAGTATATAAAATAAATTAATTGTTCTCTTTTGTGGCGATAAAACGGGGTAGGTCTAAATCTCATCATTCTGTCATAAACAATTAATATAGGAGATTCTACCTGTTGAATTGAAACGGTATCGTTATATAAATCTTCTATATTTGTTGGATACTGTGCTGGAACCATAGGATTAAATCCTGCTTGATTAGGTGTTGAAGGACCAGAGGCTATTAGCCCAAATATTGATAACTGCTCATTAACATAGTTATTAATAAAAGTTGGAGCAAATCCAGTATCTTTAAGATTTGGAGTATATGTCATTTAATACCTACCCTTGCATTTGCTATCCAACTAAAACCAGTGCTTACGCCTTTTGCCCTACCAGTTTTTGCTCCAGCCCTAATATTTTTCTTAAATATTGTAGGCTTGCTTATATAATCATATAAACCAGAAGCACGAATAAAAGATTGTTTAAAATATTTTAACATAAACTCATCAAACACATCTTCGTAAGAGCCTCTAACTTGATTGCCACCAGGATTTCTTACAACAACAGGTTTTTTAGTATATATTGTTTCTCCGCCAGATTCAAACCTTAAGACTCCACCACTTTTTGGTTTAATAACAACAGTCTTTCCTTGTTCCATAATTTTTGCTTTGTCATAAAAGGGAGCCGTTGCATCTGCAGATACTGTTTTAGATTGTCTAAAATTAGAAAATAATGACAAACCACTTTTATTAACAACATAATTAATGTCAAATAATCTAGCGGCTGGACTTCCAGTTCGATACCATTCATATACATGATGCAATGCTTTAGGGTTTGCTCTAGCATTTGTATCTATGTATTGTCCTAGGGCTTTTATAACTCCCTTGCCAAGATTACTTAAGAATATTGTTTTGCCTTTGTCTACCCCGTCTAAAAAACCATAAGAGTATTTAAGAACATTATCCATTGTTTTGGCAAAGTGCTTAGTGTCTGTTCTTGCTATCATTAGTCACCCACAGTCTGATTTTCAGCCCTGCGTAAAATCATTTTGTAATATTCTGTGCTTCTTAAAGCACCAACAAAAGGCTCTACAGTTGCAACCTCATAAATTGTTCCACGGCCTGCCCTTACTCCAGCAGTTTCTATATAAACTAAATCATCATTAGAGTGTCTGAGGTTGGCAATCAAAATATTAGTAATAGCATTTTTTTCTTTTTGAGAGGATATTCTAGGATCGTTTTTAGTTCTTGCTAATAATTTGTTTTGTAGTTGCAAAAACGAATCTGCTTTAACATTTTCTGTGCTGTCCGTTCCAACTGACTCTGCATTACAGGCTATAGTTTTGTCAAATACCCAGTCTTTTTTAGGTTGACCATAATCTCCTTGAGAAATAATTGGGTAATAAACGTCTGCTTTAAACGGGTATACAAAATCAGTAGTTTCACACAAAACCATTATAAAACTCCAGGACGAGTTATTGTTTTAAGATATTTTTTTAATATTTTGTCTACTAGTAAATTGCCAGTTCCATTAAAAATATTTTTATCATGCTTAAAGTTAAATTGATCAGTTCTGTAAGATTCTATATATCGTTTATAATAATCTAATTTGCCAGACTTTATGTCTTGAATAAGTATATTAGTTGCATCTTTAATATCGTTAGGTACTACTTTATACCCTGCCTCAAGATAAAACATGTAATCTACGCCTTCTGGAAAACTAACTCCACCCTGAAAAGTTTGAATATTAGCACTATCTGAAGTATCAAACCATGAAAACGAATCTGATGCAGCGATAGGCATTCTTGCTGGTTTTCTCTCTGCTCTATTCCATTGATCTACTCCAGCAGATGGATCTTTAACAATACCGCTTTTATCTTTTGTAATGCTGTAGTCATAACTATCTAATGCTGGTTCTTCTTCGCTAGAGTCCCAAACTAATTCAGCATTTTCGTATGCTTTAAGAATTTTGTAACCCCTCTTCCAAATTGGAATATAGTCAGTGCCTTGACCAACCACTTGAAGCCATTCTGTAGTAAAATAAAATCCATCTGGAATGTAAGAGTCAATTATTTGTCTTGCTAATTTTTCATATTCTGTATATTCCGCTATTTCTGTAGCAGTAGTTCCAAGGTCGTTTGGATCAATGTAGGGTCTAAGTATTTCTAAATTATCTTCAACCACAATATCTCCACGACTAGATCCATTCTTTTCATATATAGTTACAGCGTAATAATCATCATAATTAGAAAAAGAATCAGCCAAGGTGCGTGTTACTAGGGCACTAGCATTTGCTGTGACTGTCACATCCAATATTTCTTCATATCTATCATTGTTTGATATTACAAGAAAATATGATGTACTTGCTGTTGGAACAGTATATTCAATGCTAAGCGGGTATGGGGGAAGTCTTAAAATTTCCATTATTCTATGCCATAATATCTTGCTAACTCCTGAGGGGTTGCTAATCTAACACCTTTACGAGTTAACCACCAATTGGCTGCCTCCTTATTGACTATATTATATCCGTTTTTCAAAACACCAAATTCTTTATTTATACTACGTTTACTATTATTTGAAAACAATGCAACTTTTTCTGAATTTTCTGTTTTGGCTATTTTCACAACCTCTTTACCCTCTAGTATTTTAAGCATTTGTTCTCTTGTTCTTGCATCTTTTAAATCAATATCATTGTTTTTAGCAAATGATTTTATTTCAAACACACTTTTTGTTTTTAAATTTTCTACATCTAACATATTTTCCTCCACTGTCATTATATCAGAAATACTAAAAGAGAGCGGTTTTTACGCCGCCCTCTTTTAATTTTGTTGCTTATATTTTATGAGTCTGCGCTATCTGCGTCAACATATGCGACTGCATCTAACTCTTCCCATGCTAGACCAAAGCGAACAAATACTGTATATTCTACAGTGTCTTTCTTTGGCTTATATTCACGATTTACTGTGATATCTCTCTGGAAGCCCCATACACGGTTATCAGGGAATGTCAAATCGACATATCCTTCTGGATAGTAAGGAACCTCAAGAACATCTACACCAAGTACACGAGTTGTACGTGATGGACCAAAGGTCTGTGCTGTACCATCAAGGAATTCTTGACGGTTTGCTTGTGTGCTACCAATTCTGTCAGCGAATGCTGCAGAAATAGCATCTGCAAGTGTACCGTTGTTTCGAACGATACCAGCAAAAGCATCAGTGCCTGCATAGAACTTTAAATTACTCTTAATGGCACGATATTTACGTGGCATTGCCAATAACAAGTCTTGCATCACTGTTGTTGTGAAGTTATTGTCTGATACTGTTGCGCTTAATTCGTGTGCAGCATTTCCTACTGTTCCACGAGTTTGCTTGATGAATCCAGACATAATTGAAAGGAATGTGCCTGTTGCACCGTCACCGTTAATAGCCAAGTCTTCAATATCATTACCGAAAGCATTGGTCATTAAACGAACTAGACGATCTTCAAGGGCTGCACCTTCAATATTGTCTTCCAAAGACTCTGTAGAAACTTCCCAATCAAGACGAATCTTTTTGGTTGTAAGTTCTACTTTGCTGAATGTAGCACCTGCGTTTGTGTAAGTGTCATCTGCTTGTGCAGCGGCACGAATCACACGCTCACCAACGTTAACCTTTTCGATCTCCATGGTGTTTGCTCTCATTGTAACTCTACGACCATCTTTGGCGAGAACTGTTGCATCCCACACGTAGTCGATAAAGCGGCGAGCCTGTTCTGGATTAAGTACGCCTCCGTTTGTTCCTGGGAATGGATTAACAGCGTTTGGTCCAGTTGTTACACCAAAAGTTCCACCGCTAACGTTACCAAGAGAACCTGCAGGAGATACGTTACCATCTGGATCTGTTGCAGTTGCACTTCCAATACCACCAGATACGAAAGCACCTGCTTCAGCAGCCTTAATCAGTTTTTCTTGTATTTCTTGTTCCGACATATTATTCACCTCCATTTTCGGTTTTTACTTAAATAGGTCGGCATTTGTGAGGAAACGTCCGCCCCATAGGGATTTTTGAGCCTTCATTTCTGAAAACTCCTGCACGATCTCGCCTAGATCGCCAGACTTGCGGAAAGCGGTATCTGCTTCAACTGCATCTACTCTCTTTCCAAACTCATCAAAAGAACCCTTTACTTCTTTTATTTCATTTGTTACGGAATTTACTTTTCCTGTAACATCTTCAAGGGACTTTGTAATTGCTGCAACGGTGTCTTGTACAGACTTTACTGTTGCTGCAAGATCGCTCAAGGCATTAGTTAGAGAATTTTTTATGTCTGTTACAGACTTATTAATTTCTGAAACAACATTAGTTTGATTCTCTACAACTTCTGTTATAGAAGGAGCAACTTCATCAGATTTAGCAAGAACAGGTTCTGCAACTGCTTCTTCAACAATTGCCTCTGCTTCTGCTACAACTTCTGCTGTAGCCTCTGGAGCAACCTTAACATCTTCAACAACTTGTGTCTCTTCAACAATTTTTGTTTCAGTCACAATTGATGTTTCTTCTGTCATAAGATTATCCTCCTTTTTAATCTTAATTGTACTAATGCCTTTTGCACTATCAACTAAGAATTTTATTTTTTCTGTATTTTCTTTGTCAGATTTTTCTACAAAACCAATATTCTGCATGGGTTTTCCAGAATGTGGACTTGCTTCTGTTTCTGAAGATGAAATTAAAACTATGTCATTTTCTTCATCCCAAAAAACATTTTCAATTTCTGCTTTTGCTAAATATCCGCTAAGTTCTCCTTTTTCAATAGAAATTACGTTAGCAAATTCATTGGCTGGATTATCAACAAGTGATAATTCACTTAGTTCATATTCTTTAATAATACGCACTGATTTTTTTAATTCTTCATTAAATTCATCATCAAATTTTTTAATGCTACCACCAATTGAAAAGCCAGTCAAAGTTCCATCAAGAACCTTCTCCCATGTATTTTGTGCTCCTTTAGAAACATAGGCTGAAACATAAACTCCGCTATAAAATTTTTTTACTTTAGGATCAAAATAACGATCTTCTTTAAAAGAAACAACCTTACCTACAGCACTGGGTTGATGCATTTCGCGAAGGTTGCCACGAAATTTTTTAAAAGCGGTCATGCTTGCGTCTGTTGTTACAATGTCATTTTGTCTATCTACATTGTCTAAAGTTGCAAAACCAGAAACAATTCTGCGTTCTTGATCAATTTTGCCAATGGGTATTGAAAAGCGAACATTGTCGCCATTAGTAACCCAGTGTGCTTTATTAACTGTCATTGCCAAACAATTATATCACCTATTTGTATCAATATGTGGATATTATTGAGAAGAACGACCTTCTCCCTGTGCGTTTCTTCCAGCAATGGTTGATGGCGAATCTGAATTATTGTTTGTTCTTTCGACATTTCTTTGTCGATTTCCTGCCAAGTTTGCTCTAGCATCAGTTGCCTGTCTTGGCGACATAATGAATGGCTCATCTCCATCTGACCTCTGTGGAAGATCTAATTTATCACGAGCCTCGTTTGGAGTCATGACCTGAGTTTTAACATACCGCTCTAGAATTTGAGATTGTGCAATTTCATCAGTTAGGGTTAATTCATTAAATCTAAGTTCAAGGACATCGGTTTTTTCCCTTATCAATTTATTAACCATTTTTTCTAAATATTTTTGTGCTGGACGAGATACCTGCTCTTTAAATGTGCGATCTTGTGCTAAAGCAGCAGCAATTGATGCAGAGTCTGATCCTCCAAGTTTAGAGATAGGAACCTGATGAGCAATTAAAATGTCATCACGATTTTGCTTGCGATATTCTTTAAAGGAGCCTTCTTGAATACCGTTTTCAATAGGTTCCATTTTAAATTCAACCTTGTTGCCATCGCTATCTCCTGGAAGCGGAATATACAAGGTTCTGTGTGACTGAGCCTTGAGTCCAGTCTGTAAAAATCTAAACATTTTATCTTCTGCATCTGAAGATAATTTAGCACCTTTGACTGTAATAACATATCTTGGAACAGCCTTATTTTCAAAGTAATCAATATTATACTGAGCAGCAAGTTGGTCTCCAATTAGAGACGGCATGGCTGCCAAAATATCTGGAATGCCATAAAAGGTATTTAAAGGAGAGTATTGTTTAAGATGAATAATCTCGTTTGGCCTAGCATCTCCAGTTACAAGATTTGGATTTTTTGCTGCAAAATTACGAAAGTAAACTATTTTGTTGCCAATAATTTGTAGGAAGCCATCCTTTAAGCGACGAACACGAACTGTAGTTGCTGGAATGTGACCAATATATCCAATCTCTCCATTTACTTTACGACCAACCTCAAGAAATCCGTTGCCAGTTGCTTGTAGGTCAGTATATATTTTTTCCATTGTTGTAGTAAACGAATCATCATCGTTCAAAGACTCTAGCCAATCACGAACTAAAATTTTTGCTCTTTCAATTCTATTTCTTGCTCTGCCAACCATTTCTTGATCTTCATTCATTTCAAAGTTTAACATTGTACGATCTGTAATATCAAAACGATATCCCAAACCAACAACATTTTCTACCTTAGCATCAATAGCAGCGTGATTGGCAAAATTTGTATCATAGAAGTTTGCAAACTCATACATGTTGTATGGAGGGGTAATTACGTCAAATAGTCCATAGCCATTTCTATATACCGTGCCAGCATTAATTTGTTTTGAACCTGAATTGTCTCCAGAGGGAGAGGCATTTGCAGAACTAAGATATGAAGCATCGGTAATATCTATCTTTGTTAAATTTCTGTTGGTTCTGCGACGGAAATTGTTATCAATTCCTGATAGATTTTTTAATTCATCCCAAGATTTAGAAAAAGGATCTAAACTTGCAAACTGATTATTTTCTTTTTCTTGAGTATTTAAACTAGCCTGTATATATTCAAAATTATCACTCACTTTCGTAAGCCTCTCTTCCATGTTTCTTTAAAGTTTGTTGAGCATCGTACACCGCACCAAGATCATTAAGATTAGGTATTAATCCTTGTTTCATTCTGTCTTTCATTTCTGAGTATTGTTCTTCAGATACCCTGTTTAGTCCAGGAACAAAAATACAACTACCGCTACCATCATCTCCATAATACATTGCTGCTTTTTTAAGTTCTGCAATTTTTTCAATATCCCCACGCTTGGCAGGAATATTTAAAACATTTTCTTCACCATCTGTAAACCACTTGCCATCAGCCTTTTTGTACACATAAAGACCCCAATCATAGTTTTTCTCTATAACTCTGCGTCTTATGTTACCAATTATTGGTTTTTTTCGCTTAACCATATCCATAAGTATAGCAGATTATACTGGTGTGCCTACCTTTACAGTCCATGTTGTGTCGTTGTATATTTTAATTTTATCTGCATCTATAGTCAAACCCTCTTCATCATCAAAGATTATTTTATTAGTTCCTATATAAGTTTCATAAATATCAACTGGATTTGCTCCATATCTATCTGATGATCCTATTACTAATACCCCTTCCCAAGTAGAAGAGTTAAGCCAATATTGCCAATTATAATTTTCTCCGCCAAAAGATATAACCTGTTGCCATGGTCTGGTTAATCTGCTTTGAATCTGTTGTAGGTTATTTGCTTGATAGAAAGAAATGTTATTAAAAACAAATTGTCCATTGAGATTAATAGAACCTAAAAATAAATCGTAAAGTAATGAGTTAGAAAATCCAATTCCAAGAACTCCCCATTCATTTCTTGTAACAACTGGCTCTCTTACAAGTTTTCCATTCCAATAGTAAGAAAGTCCGTCGTAAGACCCTCCAGAATTAAGACTTTTTGCATATATTCTAGCGCGATTACCAGTCTCACTATCTGCTACAAAATAAAATTTAATTGTGTCAGATTTATATTTAATATCAAAAAGTTCTACTGGTGTTTCAGGGAACTGCCTTTCATCATATTTCATCCACATCTGTACGGCGCTAACACGATAATTATCTGCTTTATTTATGTTAATTGGAACTGACAGCCCTCTGTTTATTAAAGGATCATAATCTCCACGAACTTTTATTCCAGAACTTTTATTTAAATAAAGATAGGGGGTACTTCCTTTGTAAATGCTAAATGGATTTTTAGACTTGTAGTCATAATAAATTCCCGCTTTTTTGTATGGAAAAATATCTACTCCAAATCTAGTTCCTACTGGATTAAAAGAGTTGTCATTAAAAGCCTGAGATGCAAGTTCTAGTCTTTTTAATTTTAATGGTTTCTTTAAAATACCACGAACATTAAAATCTAAATGAGTTACAACTGCAATATCATTAAAGTCAATGTTTTTAGCAGGATATATCAATGTATTATCTACAACCTCAAACTTTGTTGTTTCCCAACTGTTAAAATCTGACATGTCAACAATAGAACCCTCTCTTGCCGTTCTAATCGTAGTAAAGTTAGACCTTGGGGCATTGGCTCCAAGATCAATATATTGAAATGTGATATAACTTCTAATTGATGCATCTTCTGTGTCGTACTCATAATATTTTTCTGTTTGCCCTGACATTTGCAAATAATTATCCCAGCCAGTAAATAAGTAATTATCTAATTGATCATAAGATCTTTGTATTGGATATTCATATGCATCTTTTAATTCTTGGTAGGTCCAGGTACTTGTTGATGCCTGATCAACCAATTCAGATGGAGGTGGATAAGCAATATTGAACTGTAAAAAGTCAAGTCCGTAATATAAATTTCCTGCTGAATCATTAATAAATTGTGCAAAATATGATAGAGGCAAATAATCTTCCCAATATCCAGCAACTCCAATATCTAAGAAATATGTGTTGTATGCCTCTGTTGGTAATAATGTGTAACTTGCTGTAAAGGCAATCAAGGACTCACCAGAGGTACTAACTGCAAATCCGTTACTAAAATAATCTTCATTTTCTTGTGCATTATAATCAGTTGATAATCCAAATGAATACAGTTTACCCTCAAATGTATTGGCAGCGGTTGTATCCCCTGATACATATAGTTCAAGACCATTTCTATTTCCAAAGAAAGAAGCGACATTGCCTCCAAACCTTTCAACCAGATCTGGAATATTAATACCTACCGCAAATATGTCATCTACCGATATTGAATTGAAGGTATATAAAGAGGTGCTTGCCCCATTGTAATACAAATTGTAGACAAGAGAGTCATCTTCTTGTATAACCTCAAAATAATTATTATTGGTTTTATTGTATATTTTAAATAATGTTTGTTCTATGGAGTTAACATTGTCATGACTGAATACTCCATATACCGCTTTTATTTCTTCATTTAAAATTTCAAAATTTGTAAAGTTATAGTAAGCATGAACAGAGTCCCAACTGGTACTTGGTCTAAAAGTTATGAACTTGTTGCTCTCATCTTGTATTTCTTGATTGGCATCATATAAATCTTGTAATGTTTCATCTTCTATAAATATTGTTGGCAATTGATATTCTGGTGTTCCAATATAAGTTGAGGCCGTAAGCAAATTATCAAAACTGCCTTGATTCCAGGCAGCAAAATCTGGATAGGTATAGTTGGCGGTATAATCAGCAAAACCATAATCAATAAATGCTGTGGTGCCACCATAGCCAGAGTCAATGCTTTCTGAAGAAACAACGGCTTGTCCATAAACCCATCTACGTTTTGCTACTGGAACTGGAACCTGATAGGGATATATAGCAACGCAATCTATTTCTATTGGAGATACATCTGTATATGAATAAAATCCAAGCCAATCTTGTTCATTATCATCATCTAAAATTGCTGGTAAATCCAAAGTGTCTGTGTTTATACTAAAATTTATTACTTCTTCACCATTAACTAAAACAGATGCATTGTTTCTAATTAAGCGCAAGTGAATAAGCATTGGTCTAAACCATTCGCCTACGAAATGAGATCCAAAATTATTTCCTATAACAAAAGTTAAAAATCCACCCTCTACATATAATCCATCTGAGGATGATATTGGTCCAAATATTCTCTTAGGAGTGATTGCATTTGAATTTATTCTAGTCCAAAACTCTACAGTATATTCTTTATATTGTCCAGCCTCATTTAAAAATCCTTTACCTGGAATTATTAAAGAAGGTTCTCCTTCTTCGTTTGGAGATAAAATAGTAGAATTGCTTGCACCATATACCATTGGAACGCTAGAGTTTCTTGCAACCAAAGCATTATCATTAATTAAATAATATCCTGATTCTCCACCTAAACCATAAGCCTCTGCTTCAACTCCACTGGTTGTAGCAATGGCTATGGTATGAGAGGTAATTGCTGCTCCTGCTACTCCAAGTGAATAATTGTTATGCTCTTCTGACCACTGTCCTATGCTAATTCCATTAATATAAAATGCAGTTGTTGATGTTGCTGCTCCTCCGTTAAAGGTTGCTTTTATAACTGCTCTCATTGTTGTATTTTCATTTGGAATTTCAAATGTTCCAGATACAAACCCCCAACTAGCATTTAAACTTGTATCAAAAGTATTTAGTTCTTGTACATCTAATGCTGTTGTAGTATCTGTATATTCATATCCTATTGATACTGAATCTAAAACAGCAGAAGAATCAAAAAAATATGAACCAACTGCAAATGTTGCAAGGGTTGAATTTAAACTAGAAAAATTTACTAAGTCATCACTTATGCAAGTAATTGTAAAACTGGTATTTGCTGGAATTACTAAATTTAATTTATTAACTACGCTATCTGTAAAAGGCTCTACAGAAGGAGCACTTGTTGAAGCAATAGATGTTACATTAGTTCTGATCCAACTAGTAAAAGCCCTTTGTGCTTCTGTTATTAATGTTAAATAATCAGCGGTATCGTCTAATGCCCACAGCGTTGTAGGGTGCTCTGCAAATATTTTTTCTGCATATAAATTAGACGGGTTAGACATATTTCTCCTATCCCCTTATTATATCAGGGCAAGAACTAATATAATTTAATCTCACATGCGTCTGTTGAGCAATATTTCTCAGACTCTGCATCAAGATTATCTTTGCCATCATAAATAGCAGACCAATCAATTTTACGAATTGTTCCAATATAAGAGTTATACTCTTCCTTTGTTATTTGAGTATATGGTTGTTGTGGGTATGTTTGATTGCCCATTGGCAAAAATGATACTGCCTTTAATTGCCCTTCGTACATATGAAGCGCTGGAGCAATATGCTTAGATTCTAACTCTTTATCAAATGAAAGAGTTACAGATACGCCATTGTCAGACCAATACTTTTGAGCGGTAGCAGCCAAACCAATTTTTTCAAAAAGACTTACATCTTTCTCTGATCTTGAATGTCCTGATGCAACTGGGAAGTAAACTACTGAAGTGTTTGCTGATACAACATCTGGTTCAATTTTATACCCTGCTGCTTTAAATAAATGAATCATTGGATCTGTATTTCCAAACCTTATAGCACGAAGATAAAATTCTCCACCAGGACCCCAGTGAACACCAGGGGTAGCACCAGAAAGTAGTGACACAGATCCAGAAGGTTTAACAGTAGTTACACGAATTGATTCTCTTACACACAACCACTCTGAATAAGAGTGATCGTATGATCGAATTTTTTTATATCCTTCGTCCATCCACTCACGAATTACTGGCATACCTTTTGTATCTGCAAATGATGCAATACCAGTTAAAGATGTTCCAATACGACGATTGCGTTGCATAATTCCATTTGTATTTTGCCAATGTGTTGGCATAAGAGTAACAGTCTTACCATACAAATATGCAAACTTTAATGTACGAAGAAAATCTTCTTTATCTTCATGACGATTTAAATGAACTTCTACAAGTGTGCATAGTTCATAAGATTCTAATGGTTGTTCTGCACATGGATTAAATCCCATAACACGAGAATCTTTATAATCTGGAGCATCTGCAAGTCTTCCGTAATCTCTAGCAACATCTAACCAAATAAATCCTGGTTCGCCATTATTTGAAATTAAATTAACATATTCCTCATACTTTGTTCCAACCTCTGCAGCGATAGAGTTATTTGACATCCACGCCCATCCTGGTTTTTCTGAATCAAATGAATTTCTATCTGGAAAAATCTCTGCATTTTTTAAATTAATAAAATTTTGATCTCCTGGTAGCCCCAAAGCCAAGGTGGCAGAACGACGAACATTTCCAGAAACAACACATGTGCCAATAAGATTAACAATATCTACAATTGCTCTAGAATCAAGTTTTTCTCCTGCTCTGCTGCCAATTACTGCCTCTATCTTCTTATGTAAGGCAACAAGTGGTGCTGGACCGCTAGCAACCCCTCCAAAGCCTTTTATGGGGGCACCTAAAGGACGGATAAGGTCATAGTTAAACTTTTGTATAGCCTGATTGGGGCGCAGGTATGAGTTTAAAAGCATTCTTAAAGAGTCTACCCAGCCTTCACGAGTATCTGGAATATCCCATATATTTTTTGGCTCTATTGGAGCATAGATAAGCATTTCTTTGTCTTGGCCAATTGTGTCAAACCCTACACCAATACCTAACATTAAAGCATCCATAACCCAAGCAAATAAGGCTCCTGGATCATTCCGATCAATCTCGCGAGTAGAAACCATTGCACAGTTTTGCAGAGATGCAGAGTTTCTTTTTTCCATAGTCATAGGAGTTCCAAACGCCCACAAGCCACGACCTGGGGGAGTCCATTTTAAATTAAACATTCTGTCATAGGCTTCTTGAGCAGACTTCTGGGCTTTATTGTCATTCCAGGGTAGTCTATTGTCTTTAGCATGATTTTTTTGTACTGAATACATTCCTTCAATTACCCGCTTACAAACCTCGTGCCATCTTTCTTTTGTGCCGTCTTGTTTTATACGAGAATATGTACGAATAAAAGTAATTTCACCCAATGAATTAGAGCCTGCATCTGTAAAACCAAATGGAGGCTCTATTGTTTTATATTTATTAACAAATTCATCTAATAAATGAAAAGAAAATACGTCTGTCATTGTAATCCCTTTCCACAAAAAATAAGATTAGTGCTTTTAAATTTTCAAAGCACTCTCTAGTATAGCACAAATTTTTATAACAAAAAGTTATAATTTACGATTGTTTTATAAAAAAAACTATAAAGTAAAGGTTGAGTGCTTTTATTTTTGTAAAGCAGTTATTAAATTGATCCACCTAATTTAACTTGTCCCCATGTTAAAGCAGGGAAGTTGCCACTAGTAATAACAGTGCCACTAACGTTAGGAAGAGTAATTGTGCGATCTGCAGTTGGGTCTACAAGCGTTAAGGTTGTTTCGTATTCGTCAGCGGTAGCCCCTTCAAAAACAAGTGATTGTACTACACTTGTAGATTCAACTGTTGTAGTTGTACCACTTACGGTTAGGTTTCCAGATATAGATACGTTTCCACTATCATCTGCAAGAACAAGAGTTCCAGTTGAGTTTGGAATAGTAATTGTTCTATCTGCTGTAGGATCTGTCACTACTAAACTTGTTTCAAAAGCATCAGCAGTTGCGCCTTCAAACACAATACCTGCTGGAGCAAGAATGTTTTTGGAAGCATCTAATTCTGCAATACCGTTTGCAGCACTTTTTTCACTATCTAAAATATATGATCCAAGGCTGTCTCCTAGAGTTGAAGAGTTTTCTATGTAATAAAGTGATGACCAAGCAGTGCTGCCATCACCAATTTTCATTTGACCAAGGGTGCTGTTATAGCCAATTTCTCCCTCTTCAAGAGTGGGGTTGGCGGCATCCCATTCGCCTGTTGTTCCTCTACGAACTTGAATTCTAGTTGCCATAGTTACCTTTTCTCAATTACAGTTATTATATCAGAATTGGTCATATGGAGTTCCTCCATCTGCAAAAGGCAAGGCATTTGTAAAAGTGGTTGCTACCAATCCACCGTCTAATTTTGCAAATAATGTGGGATATGTAATTCCATTACCATCATATTCTGATTGGGCATCAAAGTAAGTGGCTAATGGGTTCCATTCTGCATTGTAATAAAAATAAATACGTTCTGTTACTGTATATAAAAATAAATCACCATTGCTTGGTGATGCTGGAAATGAATTACCTACTGTTAATCCTCCGCCAGTAAAGGCGGTAGTTTGAGTAGTATTATCTGGGAAAGTAACTCCAGTAGCAACCTTGAGTCCTGCTTTTACAACAAAATCTTTATCAAATGTTGCCACTGAAGTTCACTTATCCCTTCGTGGTCACATTACGCTTCGATAAGCGTCTTGTGTACCTTTACTGTTACGCTAGCACCTGTTGCAGTTACTTTTAGACGTACGTTTCCGCCATTGTAATCTGCGTCGGTGGTTCCAAGTTGTTCATTGCTAATAACATCAGCATACTCTGTAATGTAAACGTTGTTATTTCCATCAACATTTACAAGCACTTCGATGGTTTCAATATCATTTCCTACACGCATTTGAACAAGATATTTTGCACTCCTGTAGTTTGTTGCTGACCATGAATCAATAACTGATCCGCTGGTTGTAGCAGTTGCAGTTGCTGTTGCTATTTCAGCGTCTGTAAGAGTAACAGCGCTAGCGGTTAAAGCATTTGTAAGAGTTAAAGAACCAAATGTTGGAGTTGCTGCTGTATGAATATTCTGTGGTAAAGACAGAGTTACTGCTCCAGTTGAAGCAGATACAGTTATTTGATTTGAAGTTCCTGTTAATCCTGTAACACCTACGTTAGTAACTGTTAAGGAGTCGGCAGATGTTGATACCGCTACTGCAATACCAGTTCCAGCAGCAAATGTAAATGTATCATTTGAACTGTCTGGAGTTGCTGTTTGAGTACCGTCTGTAAAATTTGCAAAGTTATTAAATGTTGCATCTC